GTAGTTATTATAGGTAGTTTTTATTTAATAGGAGCAATAGCTTCATGAGAATATTTATAATAGGATTTATTATTCTTGTGTTATTTAAATCTACTGTTGCTAAATCTGAAGATTTAGAATATGATAAACAGTTAGACTGCATGGCAGAAGCATTATACTTTGAGGCAAGAGGTGAGTTATTCTCTGGAATGTTAGCAGTTGCTACAGTTATTATGAATAGAGTAGATCATCCTTCCTTCCCGTCAAACATTTGTGATGTTGTACATCAAGGAAAATATTGGAAAGGTAATCCTGTTAGAGATAAATGTCAGTTTAGTTATTACTGCGATGGCAAACCAGAAAGTTTTTTAGATGAATATGCCCTGCGGGAATCTTATCAAGTAGCATCCTTTGCTATGGAAGGAGCTAGGCTACATCACCTTAATACAGCATTATATTATCATGCAGTTTACATTAACCCTAACTGGCCTTATAAAAAATTAATGGTTTTAGGTCAACACATATTTTATGGAGTAGAAGATGGCTAAGAACTTATGGGACAGAGATAGAAAAAGTATTTACAAAGGACTTGTAAAAGAGTATCAACAAGAAGGGTATGATATTAAAGAGGCTAGGCGATTGGCTAGTCAGGAGACAGATGAGATCATGGCTGATAAAAAGTTTTTTGTAGATACACTCATTGAAGTAGAAGAGGAGGAAGCAGGTGAAGATCGAACTTATTAATTCTATGGGTGACGATCTAACTGTAGTTAATGCAGCTAGAGTTTCTTTTGATAAAGAAAGTGAGTGGGAAAATATAACTCCCGCTGGGCCTATAGAACATTTGCTTACAGAAAAAGATATAAAGTTAATAAAGTATCTTGCAAAGCATAATCACTTCACACCCTTTACTCATTGCACTATTACAATGAGAGAGACTGTACCTATCTTTGTAGCCCGTCAAAGATTTAAACATACTATAGGCTTTAGTTATAATGAAGTCAGTCGGCGCTACGTTAATGACACTCCAAAGATTTATACACCGGACGCATGGAGAGCTAAAGCAAATAATGCAAAGCAGGGTAGCAGTGAAGAGACAATTGATATAAACCCTGTGGGAGAAAGACCCCCACCTATGGTGGACATCTATAAACTTTCTATAAAAAATTCTTTATGGACATACGAAGAGCTACTACGCAAAGGTGTCTGCCCAGAGCAAGCTAGGATGGTGTTACCACAATCTATGTACACAAGTTATTATGTAACTGGCTCTTTATATGCATGGGCAAGAGCCTACAATTTAAGAAGTGATCCCCATGCACAAAAAGAAATCCAAGAGATAGCATCTCAATGGAATGAAATTTGTTTAACTTTATACCCAACTTCATGGAAGGCATTAACAAATGACTGATAGATGGCTAGTTCAAGTAGCAGGTAATGATGACTTAGAAAAGTCATTATCATTTCAAAGTAAAAAAGAAGCTGAAGAATTTATTGAAGAACGAGTTGACATGGTACGTCACTTGGGATATGATCCCGATGAGACATACTATTTAATACCCATACAGTAAGTTCTACGAACTGTATGGGGATTAAATAGAGGAGATAATATGGAACGAACTAACGCTAAATTTGTACGACATACATCATGTGATCACTGTGGATCGTCGGATGCCAATGCAGTCTACGATGACGGTACTACATGGTGTTTTTCTTGTGAAACTTTCGGAAGTGAGGATAACATGGAAGCGGCACAGTCGCCCATCAAAAATGTTTATACATCTAATCTATCAAGCGGTCAGATCACTGGTATACCAGATCGTAAGATATCTGCCGATACTTGTAAGGCTTACAACGTAACCACTCTTACCAACAACGGCACAATCTTCAAGCATATCTACCCGTATTACGATGACTCCAATACGCAGATAGCTACAAAGATTCGTACCGTACAAAACAAAGGCTTTTTATCTGAAGGTAATATGTCTGGCGCTGTACTGTTTGGTCGCAACAAGTTCTCTGCTAAAGGTAAATATATTACCATTACTGAGGGCGAGCTTGACGCTATGGCGGCATACCAAATGTTTGGCAGCAAGTGGCCTTGTGTGTCAGTCAAGTCTTCTAGCTCTGCACTGGCAGACTGCAAGAAAAGTTTTGACTATCTTAATTCTTTTGAAAATATTATTATCTGCTTTGATAATGATGCTGCTGGACATAAGGCAGCAGAGAAAGTTGCTGGCTTGTTTGAGCCACACAAATGTAAGATTGTTAATCTTAGTCAGTTCAAGGATGCATCTGATTATCTACGAACTGGAAATCAAGAAAGCTTTGTTCGCACATGGTGGGCAGCAGAGCCATATACCCCTGCAGGTATTATTAATCTTGATGCCCTTGGAGATACACTGTATGAAGAAGACTTCTGTGAGACAGTACCTTATCCTTGGACGGGACTCAATAAAAAGATATACGGTATGCGTACTGGTGAGTTACTAACTTTTACTTCAGGTTCAGGTATGGGTAAGAGCAGTATCATTCGAGAGTTAATGCATCATATTATGAAAACCTCTACCGATAACATCGGTGTTCTTGCTTTAGAAGAGAGCATTCGTAACACTGCGCTAAACATCATGTCTGTTGAGGCAAGTCAACGACTATACATCAAAGAGGTGCGGGATACTTTCTCTATTGATCAGCTACAAAAGTGGCAGAATGCTACCGTAGGTACAGGACGTTTCTTTGCCTTCGATCACTTCGGTTCTATCTCTAACGACGAGATACTGAATCGAGTGCGCTTTATGGCAAAGGCTCTTGATTGTAAATGGATTATTCTTGATCACCTGTCGATCCTTGTTTCTGGACAAGAGGATGGTGATGAACGTCGATCTATTGATATTCTAATGACAAAGCTTCGATCTCTCGTAGAGGAGACAGGAGTTGGTTTGTTGTTGGTATCTCACCTTCGTAGAGCATCAGGCGATAAAGGTCATGAAGATGGACGAGAGGTATCTCTTGCACACCTCAGAGGTAGCCAGAGCATTGCTCATCTAAGTGATGGTGTGATAGCCTTGGAGAGAAACCAACAAGAAGAAGACGAGACGCTTGCCAATACCACTGTGGTTCGCATTCTAAAGAACAGGTACACAGGTGATACTGGCATTGCTACCTACTTGTATTACGACAAAGATAGTGGTAGGATGTCTGAGATATCCAACCCCTTTGATGTAAATGAGGATGACGAGGAGGAAGGTTTTGACAACTACTAGAGTAAAGAAAAAGTTTGACAGGCAGCTATACAATATGGTAAATCAAAAGAGTGTAGATGCTGGCAAAAAATACTTAAAGTCTATTGGACATAGAATTACATCTACCAAAGAAGATATGAAGGTAGATATTCGTAGCTCCAAAGACGGCAAGCAGTATCTCACAGAGGTTGAGGTCAAGCTAGTGTGGGACGGCGAGTGGCCCAAGCACTGGAAAGATATTCAATTGAGTGAGCGCAAGCGGAGACTTATTGAGTATGCAAAGAATAAGGAAAAAGATTTATGTTTTCTTATCTTTAATAAAAGCTTTACATCTGCTTGGAAAATTGATAGTAATATACTAGATGACTGTGAACTAAAGGAGGTTCCCAACAGGTTTGTATCCAAAGGAGAATACTTCTTTATTGTTCCAACTGAAAAGGCTGAACTTATTACATTATGAAATGCATCCTTGATATAGAAACTAATGGGCTTTTAAACGAAGCAACCAATGTCCACTGTATAGTGGCGTATGACATCGACGGTAAGAAGCCCTACGTTTTCAAGGGTGACGAATGCCGAGCAAGGTTTCCTAACTTTGCAAGAAATGTATCACAGTTTATTATGCACAATGGTTTATCTTTTGATGCACCTATGCTTAATAAACTTTGTGGTACAGAGATTAAAGATAATAGTATCTTAGATACATTGATACTATCACAACTGTTCAACCCCATGAGAGATGGTGGACACTCACTAGAGTCATGGGGCGAACGGTTTAATTTTCCGAAAGGAAGTGTAGAAAGCTTTGATTACTACACTGAAGATATGTTAGAGTATTGCAAACAAGATGTTAATATAACATATAAACTGTATAACTATCTGAAGAAAGAAGGTTCTAAGTTTTCTAAAAGAAGTATTGATCTAGAACACCGGATAAGAAAGATCATTAATGATCAAGAGAACTTTGGTTTTTATCTGGATATTCCATATGCAACTACCTTTATGGCATCTTTGCAAGATAGATCACAAAATATTTATAATCAGTTACAAGAGGTATTCCCTCCCATTGTAACCACTGGTCGAGTACACAAGAGAAGCGGTAAACCTTTAAAAGATATTATTGAACCGTTTAATCCAGCATCTCGAAAGCAGATCGGTGAGAGACTGATGGAGTTAGGATGGGAACCTACAAAGAAAACTGATAAGGGTAATGTGATTGTAGATGAAGATGTATTAAGTACAATTGATATGGATGAAGCTAAATTAATATCTGAATATCTACTACTACAGAAACGTCATACTCAAATAGCTTCATGGGTAGAAGCTGTTAAGACTGATGGAAGAGTACATGGTAGAGTGCTAACGCTACGAACTGTTACAGGACGTATGGCACATACATCACCTAACATGGCTCAAGTACCTGCAGTGTACTCTCCCTTTGGTAAAGAGTGTCGGTCCTGTTGGACTGTTCAGAACCCAGAGACACATAGTCTTGTTGGTACTGACGCTTCAGGATTAGAGTTAAGAGGACTTGCTCATTTCATGGATGATCAAAACTTTGTTAATGAGATTTTAAATGGTGATGTACATACAGCCAATCAAAAGATGGCTGGGTTACAAAATAGGGATCAGGCAAAGACATTTATCTATGCACTTATGTATGGAGCAGGTGCCGCAAAGATTGGATTAATTGTAGGAGGAGATTCTAAGACAGGAGAAAATTTAATCAGTAAGTTTATGAGTAACATGCCTAAATTTAATTTATTAAAAAAGAAGTTGACAGAAGCTTCTGAATCTGGCATGATCCGAGGACTAGATGGACGGCTGTTACACATTAGATCACCACATGCATCTCTCAATACCTTGATACAAGGATCAGGTGCGGTGATATGTAAACAATGGCTCGTTCAAATGATTGATAAAATACAAGAGTCAGGAGTAGATGCAAAGCTTGTAGCCAGTGTTCATGACGAGTACCAATTTGAGGTTGCCAATGTTGACACAGAAAAGTTTGGTGAGATCACTAACACTGCTATTAAAGAAGTCCAAGATATATATGATCTTAAATGCCCACTGGACTCTGAATTTAAAGTAGGAAAAAATTGGGCAGAGACGCATTAAAGTTCTTGACATTATAAAATAAGTATGTTATAAACATTATATTGAAACAGACATGAAAGGAGATTATATTTATGTCGAACTGTGAAATGAAAGTACTAGGCGCTCTGAAGAAGGGCATGAGAGTAACCCGTAAGACCGCTATCCAACGGGGATGGTGTGAGAACCTTACAGCTACTATTTCTGATCTTCGTAGCAAAGGTTATCCTATTGATACTGTTACAGCTAAACTACCAGAGGGTGGTAGTTACACTCGTTATCGTTTGAATGAAGCAGCAGCAAGCTAAAGGAGCATAACATGGCTGATTATAAACACAATATCATTTCTGGTACTGCCTTTTGGGCATCTGTCGTAGCCCCTAACACCACCTTTGATGCTGATGGTGTGTGGGAAGTTAATGTCTGTAATCTAGACGATGAGGCTAAAGCCACTCTAGAAGCAGATGGTGTCGCCATCCGTAACAAGGGTGACGAGAAAGGAGATTACGTCCAGATCAAGCGTAAGGTCAGGCGTAATGATGGTGGAGTAAACACTGCACCAAAGGTCGTTGATTCCAATAATTCCCCCATGCATAATACCCTTATTGGAAACGGCTCCCTCGTTAATGTTAAGTATCGGGCTTATGATTGGAAGTTCGGTAATAAGACGGGAGTCGGTGCCGACCTTGTAGCTCTCCAAGTAGTAGACTTGGTTGAGTATCAACAGGCAGGAGGTTCGGATTTTACTCCTGTCTCTGGTGGATACGCTTCTTCGGAAGACGATATCCCGTTCCCCTCTAACTAATGGAGATGGGCAGGACTCTTCGGAGTCCTGTCCTAACCATCTATGGAAAATATAACTACTTTAGTAGAGGATATTTATGATCTTTTTTCTGAGAATCATGAGAGTAGAAGATCAAAAGATGATATAGAGAAAGCAGCTAAAAAAGCTGGCAGAAATATAGCAAATCTTTTGATTAAATCTCTTGAAGAACGAAAAGAAAAAAGACCTGCTACATTACGATTATCAAATGTAGGCAAACCAAAGAGACAACTTTGGTATCAGCTTACTAAAGCGGAAGGAGAAAGCACACTTAAACCTCATGACTATATTAAGTTTATATATGGTCATATGATAGAAGAACTTTTGTTGTTTCTTTCTTTTGTTTCAGGACACTCTGTAACAGAGCAACAGAAGAGAGTTAAGATAGGCGGTGTAGTAGGACATAAAGATTGTAAGATTGATGGTGTTACAGTAGATGTTAAGAGTGCATCAGCTTATGCATTTAAAAAGTTTAAAGATGGAACACTATCTAGTAACGATCCGTTTGGTTACATTAGTCAACTCTCTGCTTATGCAAAAGCAAACAATGAAAAGGAAGCAGCATTCTTAGCTATTGATAAACAAAGTGGTGAGCTAACCCTATTACCATTACATCAGATGGAGTTTGATGATGTCGAAACTACGATTACAGACATTAAAAAATCCTTGGAGAATAAAGAACCCCCGTCTAAATGTTATGAAGACGTTCCTTTCAACAAGTCTGGTAATCGCCAGCTTGCCATTGGTTGCAGGTACTGCGATTATAAGCGTATCTGTTGGGCTGATTCTAACAATGGTCAAGGGCTTCGCCAGTTTAATTATGCATCTGGTCCTGTATATCTCACACAAGTTACAACAGTTCCAAATGTGGAGGAAATTAAGTGAAAACCCAAAGTGCCAAAGCAAAGGGTAGAAGATTTCAGCAGTGGGTGAGAGACAAGCTGATAGATATACTTTCTATAAATGAAGAGGACATAGAGAGTAGGAGTATGGGAGCTTCTGGTGAGGACTTAATCATGGCACAGATGGCTCGCCAGAAGTTTCCCTTCTCCATTGAATGTAAGAATCAAGAAAGATTAAATGTATGGGATGCATACAATCAAGCAGAGACAAACTCAGGTAAGTATGAACCTGTACTCTTTATAAAAAAGAACAACAAAAAACCACTGGCAGTTTTAGATGCGGAATATCTTATTAAATTACATAGAAAATAAAGAAAAGTTATACGTCTATGATCCTATAGAAGAAGCTACTGATCCTAATGCAGAGCTTTTTAATGGTGTTATACTGCAAGCTCTTATTGACATTTGCAGTGAAGAAGAGTATAACACTAAGCATCATAAGGGTGCAAGGGAAGAAGCTATGGCATGGTTCTTCTCAACTATAGTATCAGTTGTGGATAACTTTGAAATGGTTTGTGATTTAGCTGGATTAGATTCTGGTACAGTAAGAAATTTTGCAAGAAAAATTACATTATCTAATAACAAAGAAGTGTTAAGACAACAAATGTTGAGGCATTTTCATGACTAAATTTAAAGAAGATTTTAATAGCTACATTAAAAGGAGACAGAAAGAAGTGGACGAACAGGAGGCTACATCAAAACAAGTTGGTGGTGATCATTACAAAGATTGTAAAGTACAACCTGTTGAGTATATACATAGCAATGAGCTAGACTTTTTTGAAGGTAACATTGTTAAGTACATTACTCGTCATAGAAAGAAAGGTTCTGGATCACAAGATATTAGAAAGGTGATCCATTATGCAGAGCTTATTTTAGAATTAGTCTACAACGAAAAACCATAGGGGAAGTGAATGTTTAAATCTAATAAAAATCCACAGTTTAGATCAAAGTTTTCTGAAGATATCTTTTATACAAAGTACGCACATGCTGGTGCTGAAACCATGCATGAACTTGCAGCTACTTTAGTAGAAGATGTGTGTCAAGAATATATGAGTAAGCCTGAGAAGGATGAGCTTGTCAGTCACATTGCAGACCTACGGTTTTTGCCGGGAGGTCGCTACCTTTATTATGCAGGTAGAGATAAAAAGTTTTTTAATAATTGTTATCTTCTTAATTGTGAAGAAGACACTAGAGAAGATTGGGCTAATCTCTCATGGAAATCTGAGTCCTGTCTGATGACAGGTGGTGGCATTGGTGCCGACTATTCTGTGTACAGAGCAGAGGGTAAAACTCTAGGAGGTACTGGTGGTATCTCCAGTGGTCCTCTACCTAAGATGCAGATGATCAATGAAATTGGCCGAAGGGTCATGCAAGGTGGTAGTCGTAGGTCTGCTATCTATGCTAGTCTTAATTGGAAACATGAAGATGTTTATAAGTTTCTTTCTGCAAAGAATTGGAAAGATATGCCTGTTGGTACAACGGGACAGTCCTTGTTTGATATTAAACAAGATGACTTTAATTTTCCTGCACCTTTAGATATGACAAATATAAGTGTAAACTATGACACTGAATGGCTGTTAAATTATTGGAATACAGGAGAACTTGGGGATGTCTTTATTACTAATGTACGGCAAGCTTTATCAACTGCAGAACCGGGATTTAGTTTCAACTTCTTTGATAAAGAAAAAGAGACACTGCGAAATGCATGCACAGAGGTTACATCAGAAGATGATTCCGATGTCTGTAACTTGGGTAGTCTTAACTTTGCTAGGATTGATGGCGTTGAGCAGCTACGCTCTGTGGTTGAGTTAGCTACTAAATTTTTAATATGTGGTACTCTACGAGCGCAACTTCCCTACGAAAAGGTTTATAAAACAAGAGAAAAGAACCGCCGTCTTGGTTTAGGTTTGATGGGACTGCATGAGTGGTTGATACAACGAGGCAGTAAATACGAGACAACAGAAGAGATGCATCGTTGGTTGAAGATTTACAAATCAGAATCTGATAAAGTTTCTGATGAGTTCTCTGATTTATTAGGCGTCTCTCGTCCGGTAGCAAAGAGAGCAGTAGCACCTACAGGAACTATTGGTATCATTGCTGGTACTTCTACAGGAGTAGAGCCTATCTTTGCTGTAGCTTACAAACGTAGGTATCTCAAGAACCGTAGGTGGCATTACCAATATGTGGTTGACAGTGCTGCTCAAGAGATGATTGAGTTGTATGATGCTGATCCTGACTCGATTGAATCAGCTATAGATTTAGCTACAGACTACGAACGTAGACTTTCTTTTCAGGCAAACATTCAAGAGTATGTCGATATGTCTATCTCCAGTACAATTAATCTACCTACTTGGGGATCAAAAGATAACAATGAAGACCTTGTTGTTCCCTTTGCTAATACCCTTGCTAAGTATGCACACAGACTTAGAGGATTCACCTGCTACCCTGACGGTAGTCGAGGAGGTCAACCTTTAACTGTTGTACCCTACAAAGAAGCTGTCGATAAGCTTGGTGAAGAGTTTGAAGAGAACATTCAAACACATGATATCTGTGAGATAGCAGGTACAGGAGGAGTGTGTGGTGTTTAATAAAAAAGAATACAACAAAGAATATCGCTCAACACCTAAATATAAAAAATATAAAAAAGAATACGACAAAAAATATAATTCAAAACCTGAAGTTAAAGAACGTAAAAAAGAATACGAATCAAGACCTGAAGTTAAAAAACGTATGAAAGAATATAAAAAAAATTGGGGTCAATCATTTGTGGGAAAATTGTCGATAGTAAAGTCGAGAAGCAAAAAAAAGAATCTTGAATTTAATTTAACAATAGAATACTTAAAAAGTATATATCCAAAAAATAATATGTGTCCTCTGTTAAATATACCATTAGATTGGCAGAGTTCTCACAAGCATCCTAACACTCCATCGTTAGATAGAATTGATAGCAGTAAAGGATATATAAAAGGAAATGTACAATGGGTAAGTTGGAGAGCTAATCAACTTATGTCTAATGCAACTCCAGATGAGCTTCTTATGCTTGCTCAAAACTACAAAAAGATATACAATCAAAAACTTTATGGTGATAGTTTATTTGATCCAGAAGCAACAGAGACTTTAAGATGAGACAATTTATATTCGATTCATGGAATGGTATTATGAATGCTAATGCTAACCCACTAAAAAATATAACCGATATGCAAGTAAGACATCTTGTACTACAAACACTAGCATGGATGTGGTGCATTACATTTTCTATAATGATAGGCGATTTACTCTTCTTTGGTTATACACTTGTCGCACATACTGTTTTAATAGCTGCTATTGTCATAACAGTCAGTACTTTTGAGGCAGCAAGAAGAAGTCCTACAAGTTTTGACTTTATTAAAAAATATCACACACCTTCTAGAAGTAGATATCAATGGTACAATGGTAAAAGAATAACTTACCAAGATGGTGATCCCGGTGGGGAACATGAATAATATATACTCTCGTAGCTCAACTGGATAGAGCAACAGACTTCTAATCTGTAGGTTGCAGGTTCAAGTCCTGCCGAGAGTGCCAAAAAAAAGCTTGACAAAAATAAAAAAATATGTTATATACTAAGCGGGAATGCCTTAATGGGTTCCCGCAACATCTTGCTAAAAGGAGATAACAATGTTTACAGATTTTATTTTTAATCACAGTATAGGTTTAAACAAGTTAATGGAAGACTTAGAAGCCATGAACTATGGCGCTCGTAAAGGTCAAACATTTCCTCCACATCGTATTACAAAAGAAGGAAATAAATATTATTTACAGATGACTGTAGCTGGCTATGAAAAAAAAGATATTAAAGTAGAGCTTAAAGATTCTGAAACTTTATCTATATCTTCAGATGGCTCGTCATTTAAAAATATTGGTGACAATGCTGAAGAACTTTATGACGGTATAGCAGCAAGAGGATTTTCAAAAGAATTTAAACTATCTCCCTATATGGAAGTTACAAATGTAACACTAGAGAACGGCATTCTTGAAGTGCAACTAGCGTATGAGCTACCAGAAGAAAAGAAATCAAAACTTCTAACAATTAACTAGAAAGGAAAGGGGGAGGGCAGAAATGTTCTCCCCACTCTGATGTCTAAAGATATAAATAAAAAAGTTTTAGAAACCTATCCAACAAAAAAGAAAACTAGTGTAGGTAAATCACCGCTCTCTAGACCAACTAATAAATCTAAACGAAGAGCATGGAAAAAATATAAAGGACAAGGAAAGTGACAAAGAGATTTCTTAAACTAGATAAAGAAGTGTTTGATATTTTCTGGCCTGACCTAAGTATACTATTTAATAAGGTAATAGCAGAGCAAGGCTCTGGTCGAGATAGTCTTGAACTTCTCTATACTAAACTTAAAAATGATTTATTAGAAGTTTGGATTTATAAAAGTGAAAATGGTATACAAGCAGCTTACTGTACAGCTATTACAGACTACCCAGAAAAGAGAAGTTTATTCTGGGGTTATATGAGTGCTATAGATAACAACATGGGTGAGTGGAAAGAGCCGATGATTGCTGCGCTGAAACATTATGCATTGCATAACAATTGTGATTGTGTAGAATTTTTCTCAACAAGAACTGGATGGAATAAAATCTTTGAAGATGCTGGTGCTGTTGTAGAAAATATAGGTACAATTTATGAGGTAACTTTAGATGACAAATAATATACCTACTATTTATATTGGGTATGATAGTAAAGAAGAAGTTGCATATAAGGTATTACAAGAATCAATTTTAGATCATACTACTGCGCCTGTAAATATTATACCTCTACAACAGGGAAGACTAAGAGATATTAATTTTTATAGACGAACACACTTTGTAAAAGATAATATTAAATATGATTCTTTAGATAAAAAACCTTTCTCTACAGATTTTAGTTTTACAAGATTCCTTGTACCATTTTTACAAATGCATAGAGGTCTTGCACTTTTTATGGACTGTGATATGTTGGTGAGATCAGATATTATGGAGGTGTTTGAAATCCCCCAACGATCAAAACAAAAAGCTATCTGGTGTGTTAAACATGATTACAGTCCTACGGTAGCCCTAAAGATGGACGGACAAATACAAACACACTATAGCAGAAAGAACTGGTCTTCTTTTGTACTGTGGAACTGCAGTCATGAAAGACATAAAAATTTTACAATTGATGATGTTAATTTAAAGAATGGATGGTATCTTCATAACTTTCAATGGCTAGAAAATAGTGACATAGGTGATCTACCTGCAGCATGGAATTGGTTAGATGGTTATTCTAATGATGCAATTGAAGCAAAGAATGTACACTTTACTACAGGTGGTCCTTGGTTTAAAGATTGGAAACCTAGCAAACGATCTGATGCTAAATACGCATTAGAATGGGAGACTCTTCATGATGCTATCGTATTAGAAGAATCTCTTGGAAAGGAAAAACAAATTAAATGGGAAAAAACATATGTTTAAAAATGTAACAGTAGTAACTTCCTTTTCAGAGGATGGCTGGGATACCTATGCAAAAGAGATGATATGGTCTATTGCAGAAAACTGGGAACCAGAGATTAAAGTTGTAGCTTATTATCATGACTTTGATATTACAACAAAAGACCTACCAGAGTGCAGACATATTGAATATCGAAACCTTAATGATCTAAGTGAACTGATTGAATTTAGAGAAAGGTTTAAAGAGTATGATGGTACAATGGGTGGTAAGTCCCAATATACTTTTAGATTAGACGCTATTAAGTTTTGTCACAAAGTCTTTGCTATTACAGACTGTGCCTTTGGTCTTTGCGAAACAGTTGAGAAGCCGGGATGGCTTGTGTGGCTAGACGCAGACACAGTAGCAGTTAGACCTCTTAGTAGATATAATCTTTTACAAAGCCTACCGAAAGGTAGTGATCTTGTACACTTAGGTAGAAAGAACTTTACTTATAGTGAGACTTCTTTTATTGGGCTTAATCTAGAAAGCCAACCACCTATAGATTTTCTAGGTGATTTTCTGGGGGCATATCTTTCAGGCGAACTGCTGCACTACAGAGAGTGGCATGATGGTTTTATCTTTGAACGACTACTAACAATCTACAAAGCACATGGTCTAAAGTTTCATGATTGGACAGGTGATCTAGATATTAAGAGTATGACGGAAGGTAAACAAGCCTTTGAATTATTTCCACTGGGTTCTTATGTTAAGCACAAGAAGGGTAAAAAGAAAGATAAAACATATGAAGTAGCTCCTGATGTAACAGGTCCAGCCAGATATAAACAACTTAATAAAATGGTTGATACCTACAAACCTAACACAATTGTAGAAACAGGAACTTGGAATGGTGGTAGGGCTATTGAAATGGCTATGTCAGCATTCCTGCATGTTGATGAAGTAACCTATACAGGATATGATTTATTTGAGGATGCTACAGAAGAGCTTGATAAAGAAGAGCTTAACAGTAAAGCACACAACAGCATTGAAGCAGTGACTGCTAGGCTAGATGAGTTTACTGAAGCTATGAAAAGCCAAGGTAAAACTTTTAACTTTACTCTTATCAAGGGTGACACAAAAGAAACTCTTAAAAATACAAAAGCAGACTTTGCTTATATTGATGGAGGACACTCTGAAGATACAGTAAACCATGACTACGAGATGCTAAAGGAATGTGACGTAATTGTATTTGATGACTATGTAACTAAAGATGAGAACGGCAACGATCCCGGCGAAGAGTTCTATGGTGTAAATAAAATTATTGAAAAGTTTGAAGGTCGTAAAAAAATCCTACCATCAAAAGACAGGATTGTAGAGGGTGGTATCACACACCTAGCTGTCGTTATCAATAATGATAACATACCAGACATACCAGAAAACTTTGACGCTATACCAATTGTTATCCAACCAAGAGATTGTATGCCTAAAGAAGATATACAGAACAATGTTAAAGAGAATACTAAGCTTATTAATAAATGGATTGGAAGAGCATCACCTAATGACGAGGTAGCTGTTCTAATATCAGGTGGGGATAGCACTGATTGGGATAAGGTAAGGTCTATTATTGATATGGAGGGACCGCTACGCACTAAGGTAGTATGCGTTAAACATTCTTATCCTACTCTACTTAAACAAAAGATTCAGCCTTGGGCCTGTGTTATCCTTGATCCAAGACCCATTGAAGGACTAAGTACACATGGAGTAGTTCGTAAAGATTTGTTTAAAGACATTGATCCACAAACTATCTTTATGCCAGCATCTATGACTGATCCTTCTATTGTTAAGCTAATTAAAGAAAAGACAAATAACATTATTGGATGGCATGCATTTACACAATCACTACAAGAGAATCAAAAAGATCAGCTAGTTAATAATGCTGTTAAAGTTAATGAAGAGCTAGGTATACAAGAAGGTGCTACTATGATTACAGGTGGAACCTGTGCAGCTATGAGGTCAATAGGTATCATGCACACTCTTGGCTTTAGAAAGTTTCATTTATTTGGATATGATTGCTCTATGCCAGAGCCACCAGATGAAGATAAAGATCAAAAGATGGAAGATGGAAAACCAAAGTATCTAAAGGTTGGTGTTAAAGAGCAAGAGTTCTGGACAACTGGAGAGCTTATTGCGATGGCACAGGACTGTGAAAAACTATTTTCAAAAGAAGATGTTGATATGAAGATTAATTTTCATGGAGAAAATACTTTGGTAGCTGCATGCTGGGAGCTATCACCAGTACATCAATTAAAACACTATCACCAAGTACTAGACTTATAGGAGGATACAATGCTAGGAATTGCAGAATCAGTTATCGGCGTTGCGGGTAAAGTCTTAGATAAATTTGTAGAAGACAAAGATTTAAAAACTAAACTTAACGCAGAGCTTCAATCACAATTAATTAATCTAGATACTCTTCAAGCACAAACAAATCTAGAACAAGCCAAACATGATTCTATTTTCGTTGCGGGAGCTAGACCTGCTATCATGTGGATATGTGCCTTTGCTTTGGCATGGCAGTATATCCTAGCACCAATGGCATCATGGGGTTTGGCTATATGGTATCCTGTAGTTACACTTCCAGAGCTAGGCACTGAAGAGCTTACGGGGCTTGTTATGGCATTACTCGGATTGGGGGCAGCCCGTTCATACGAGAAGGCTAAAGGTGTAGCTAGAAACAATATGTCTAGATGAATAATGTAATATGATAACTAAAGTTACACCAACACACACTAAAGATTGGTACATTAAATGGGTAGCATCCCTCTTCGTTGTAATAGGAGTGCTACTCTCTGCTAATAACATATACCCATATAATTTAATGTTTCATTTTATAGGATTAACTGGCTGGCTTGTTGTATCTATGATATGGAATGACAGGGCATTGCTTATGATTAACTCTGTATCATTAGCTATTTTAGCAAACGGGATTATACAATATTATGTTAAATGAAAAACAAGAAAAATTTGCACAAGCATATGTACTTAATCACAATGCTACAGATGCAGCAAAGACAGCAGGGTACTCTGATAGGTCAGCATATAACCAAGGTTATAGACTGCTCCAAGAAGAAGCTGTTAAAGAAAGAATTGAAGAGTTATCAAGAGAACTGAGGACAACAGTAGATGTTGTATCAGAGATTGAAAAGCAATATGAGTTTGCTAAAGGACAAGGCCATGTCAACAGTGCTATTAAAGCTCTTGAGCTATTATCAAGAGTTAGAGGCAACACTGCTGATACAGGTAAGAGTGTAGGTAAAGACGAACTTGTAACAATGATAGTAGGATGCTTACAAGTTTTAGGTAAGGAAGAGGTTGATAAGATTATGGCTAAGTGTACCTTTGACTAAGGTGGTTTAGCCTTGAGAGAAATCATTTTTGAGAAAAAGAACTGCGTAGTTTCTATAAGCTCATAAATAATTTTATTTCTCCTTTTCTACAGGGGGATGTTTTCCGTTGTGCATGTGAGCTAATTTAGACACTTCGTCTTTTAATTGTTTTATCTCAGCAGCAACAGTACCTTTTCTTTTATTTTCTATAGCTAAATTATTTGGACTAAGTATGTCAGATAAAACTCCAATTTGTTGACGAAGAACTGAAACATTTTGTTCGGCTGTATCTAACTCTCTATTTAATTCATCTATATGTTTTTTAATTTCTTCTTGACCAGATTTTAGAGTAGCAACCTGTGAACGTACCAAGGCCCATGCTCCTGATAAAGAAGCTATGACAGCACCAAGTTGAAACAACATTCTAACATCTAGTTCCATTACTTATAGCTCCATACCCAAGGTCTACTATTAGATTCTTGATTAGACAAATCGTCAATATGTATAAATCTTGAATCATGGTTTCCTCGTTGAGCAACACCAATACCTGTCATACCATGTTTGAAAGCTAATTGTATTATATCATAAGCAAGTTTACCCATACACTGTATGTCTACCGCTCTTCCTTGTGTATGTGAAGAGTTAGGAGCGCCACCTATAGCACTGTTATGAGCCGGGTGACGATAAGCAGATGTTATAATAAGAGGTCTGCCAATCTCTTCCCTTAAATTATCTAACTTATGCATGAAGTTATCATCCATTCCATACTCACCTGTTCCCTTACAAACAAGTTCGTCATGAGTAAAGTATTTCCAATTAGACATTTTATTCCTCTCTAATAGCAGTGCCATATAGCTGTTGGTAAACTCTATTTATATCTTCAATAGGTAGAGGCGCACCAGTAACAAACCTTACTCTACCTCCTAAAGTTTCACTGATACCATCTGGAATAAACATATTAGCATCAGCAGCATTAATAAGTCTTTCTGCACCAGATGGTAAGTCTCTACTAAATTGTTGTGTTAAACCTCTATTAAGTCCAGTCCTAAAATCTTCTTGCAGAATGTCTCCATAAGCATCTAGCGTAGACTGTAACTTTCTAAACTTTGAAAGCTTTTGTTGTTGTCCTTTTACATAAGCATCATATACTTGATCAGGAGTTTGAGCTTCATAAGAACTAAGGCTTTGATTTACATATCTACTAGAATTTTGAATGTCCTGTACAACAGGAAGAATATTCCTTCTCATACCTTGAGTAAGATCAAGTCTAGATTTTCTTAATCCAAAAAATTCTTCAAGACCATCATATCCCGTAACACCTGCAGCACCAGATACTAGCCCACCAGTAGGTGTGGAGTATCCATATTTAGAAACTTCAGTTCCAGTTGGATCAGATAAAAATGAGTTAAGTGTAATCCCTTCTTCACCTAATTCTTTAGCTTTAGCTTGTTGAAAAGCAAGTCTATTTCTTAAAAATTTAACAAAGCCCGGTTCAAATAATTCTGCTGATCCTATAGCTATATTTTTAAAAGTATCTCCTATTTCTGTAGGAGTTTCAAAATCTTGACCTCCACCTAGAGCATCTAAAAATCCTTCTGTAATCATAGATGTTCCTAAAAATGGACCAAGCATTTGATCAGATAATTGCAATGTTAATTTAGCCGCATCATCTGTTGTAAACTCTTGACCATCAGAATATAGTTTATCTACAGCCCTATGCAATGTTCTGCCACCTATCTTTAAATATTCAAAAGGATCAAGAGGACCAAGATCAACATAGTCAACTACAGTATTACCTCCTGCTAGTTTAAATGGACTTAAAAATATTTTAGCTGAGTGGGCTGAGTAGCTAGGAACAAGATCATTAATAGCATTCTTTTGATCATCTGATATACCAAAGAGGGATTGGCTATAGTCCGCTGCCATATCACCACCTATTCCAGCAACAGTTATGCCACCAAGTCTTTTCATTCCTTCAGCAACTAATCTAGGATTATTAGAGGCTAAATCTTGCATAGTATATTTTACTAGATTTTTAGTAACTCGCATCATCTCTGCAGGAAAAGCTAAGAAGTCACCAACAGGCGCACCTCTAAGTTTTTTAAATCCTCTAGGAACAAGATTATAGTTAGGCATTAAGTCTCTTGTTCTTTGTGCAGCAAGCCTATCTAATTCATCAGCACTAATATCAGGCAAAGCTTTCTTTAAATAATTTTTAGTTTTTTCAAAATGAATAACTTTAAAATAATCATCTTCTGCTTGGTATAATTTGAATAGTTTATCGCCACCAGTTCTGTTTAAAATCTTTTGACCTAAACCATTTGGCTGTAGTTTAAACGCATCACTAGCCACCTGTCTAATAATATTAGCAGTAACACCACTATCTATAATTCCAAGTTCTTGATATTTAGCTACATTATCAGCTAACTCTTTTGAACTAACATTTTTAAATTTAGAACCTACTGCATCTGCAGCTTCTTTAAAACCTTTACCACCAGAGACCATGCCATTCGCAGCCATAAGTACTGTGTTACCCATCATATTTCTAAAATGTGTAGCTGGATTACCAACAGTCTTTGACAATTGTGAAATAGATTTACCTTTTAAAAATGTTCTAACTACACTATTAGGATTAGCTCCAAAGAATCCATCTTGATCAAGAGCATCTTTAACTATTTTTTGATAATTTTTATTTGCATATAATCCTTCTAATGGATTTTTAAATGCTCCACTATTTACACCTGAAACAATACGAGATAATCTTTCTTCACCAGCTTCACCTAATGATTTAAGTCCGGCCTCTGGTTCAGGAGAAACAACTCGCCTTCCTATTCCTTGCACACCTGCTCTTGCTAAATCATTAGCATCAAGATGCCTTCTAATACCATCAAGATATTCATACTCTGCTTTAAATACAGAAAGTTTTTCTAATGTATTTTGAAAGTTTTTAAATGGGTCTTTTACTTCACCCCATAGTTCTCTAATTTCAGGAGGAATATCTTTACGTTTTCTTGTAGACTTACTTGTACTACCTGTGCTTTCTCTCATTTTATCTAAAAATTTAAACACACCTTCTGCTTCTGAGCCACCTCTACCAGCAACCAAATCTTTTAAAACAGCACCAATATTTTCTTCTGGAATGCCTTCAACATTTCTTAAATAAGCAGCAGCACTTTGTTTTATATTATCTGGTATATCTTCAAACTTATAATTAGGATCATCAAAAGCTCTATATGATCTATTTAAATATGTTCCTATATTTTTATCTATTTTAATTTGTAGTTCACTAC